TTCACCCTGCTCGCGCCGCTGATGCACGGCGGCGAGACGGGCAGCAACGTCACACCGTTCCGCCGCGAGAAGCGGATCACGGCGAAAGGCACGGTCAAGCTGCTGCCCTTCCTTAGCGGTAACGCGCTCAAGCACCGCGTGATCCGCCAGCCTGGCGTGGATTTCATGATCCGGATCCTCGATCTGGAAGACGGCTGGCTCGGCGACAATCGCGAGGCGCTGCACCTGCTGTACTCGGGCGGGTCGATGACTAAGCGCGGGGCGACCATCGACCTCGGGGCGTGGCGCGACCTGTGCGACCTGGTGCCTGTGCTAGGGCTGTGTGGAGGTGCGCTGGGCAACCACATGGAGGAAAGCTATCTTCGCGTGGGGGACGCGATCCCGATCTGCGCCGATTACCTGCACCTGGTTCCCGAGGATTACCGCCCAGACGGCGAGGTAGTGCACGAGATCGAGGACCTGATGGACCTCCGGTTTCTCACCCGGCATGACGCGCTGCGCAAGCACAGCCAGCGCCGGCAGCTCGGCAGCGGCGATGAGGATCAGCAGCGGTTGATCGAAGGGCGTTCCGAGGCGACCGAGGCCGGTGGTCACCCTGTCGAGAAGTCGAATCAGATGATTGCCCACCAAGAGGTGATGATCGCTGGCGCGCAGCTGTACTGGCCGCTACGGGCGGTGGATATCACGCAACTGCAGCACGAGGCGTTGGCCTGCGCGTTTGCGCAGTGGAAGACCGACCCCTACATCGGCGGGCGCGGATCTGTCGGCTACGGTCACGCGGACCTGGTGATGCACGGATGGGAGGAGGTCAACGCTGCGCAACCGGTCGGTCACGAAATCGATCGGTTGTTGGGGAGCCGGTATGTGCTCCACCTGAGGGACCACAAGCACCAGATCGTCGAGGCGATCAAGGCTGTTTCATGAGCAAGTTAAAGCACTATACCGGGGGCAACGTGTACGACGCGGCCATGGACAGGCTCGACCGCGTTTACAGCGAGTTCGATCGCGTCTACCTGTCCTGTTCGTTTGGCAAGGACTCGTCGGCCCTGGCACACATGGCGGCGGAAGTGGCGCGCAAGCACGGGAAACTTCCTGTGCACCTGTTGTTCATCGACCTTGAAGGACAGTATCAATCGACGATACGTCACGCCGACGAGATGTTTGCGCGAGACGAGTTCGCGGGGCACTGGGTATGCCTGCCGCTGAACCTCCGTAACGCGGTGAGCCAGTATCAACCGTTCTGGACCTGCTGGGATCCGGCCGACGAAGACAAGTGGATCCGGCCGTTGCCTGAAAACGAGTACGTGGTCAACGACCCGACGCACTTCCCGTGGTTCAGGCACGGGATGGAGTTCGAGCAGTTCGTGCCGCTGTACGGCGAGTGGTTCGCTGGCGGCCACAAGACGGCCTGCATGGTGGCGATACGAACCGATGAGAGCTTGAACCGCTTTCGCACGATCGCCTCGACCAGCAAGGAGCGCTGGAACGACTATCCTTGGACGACCAAAACGAGCCCGACGACATGGAACGCATATCCGATCTATGACTGGCGGACGGAGGATATCTGGACGGCCGTTGGCCGCAACCGATGGAGCTACAACAGGATCTACGACATGATGCACCTTGCTGGGGTGAGCATTCACCACGCGAGGATCTGCCAGCCGTACGGCGACGACCAGCGGCGAGGGCTTGATCTGTTCCACCGGTGCGAACCCGAGACCTGGTATCGAGTGGTCGACCGTGTCACGGGTGCCAACTTTGGCAGCAAGTACGCGCGGTCTGCGCTGTTGGGGTTCCGCAAGATGGAGTTGCCCCCGGGTCATACGTGGCGCAGCTACGCAGAGTTTTTGTTGTCGACGCTTCCGCGGTACGAGCAGGAGTGGTACGGGCAGAAGTTCGAGCGGTTCCTTTGGTGGTGGGATGAGTATCACGGGATACCTGTCGACGAGATCCCGGACGAAGGATTGCCGGCGCTGGAGGCAGACCACAAGGTTCCGTCCTGGCGAAGGATCGCCCGCGTGCTGATGACCAACGACAAGCTGTGCAAGAGCTTGAGCTTTGGCCAGTCCGTGAGGCAATGGGACAAGTACGTGGAGATGATGGAGAAGTACGGTGAGTGACGTTACCTGGTACGTGGTCACACCTGCCACGGCGGGATTCTGGGAGATCGTCGGTCCCCTGTGCGCCGACCCGAAGATCCGCCGAGAGATCGGAGCGCCGATCTCGGTGAAGGACTCCGATGTGTGGGTCATCGGGAAGGAGTGGGGCGCCTTCGTGGCGTGCTCGTCGCTTCGATTGGCTCGTCGCGGCGGGTTGCTCGTGCACGAGTATGTCGTCGAAGATCGCCGACGTTGTGGATACCATCGGCACATGATCCAGATGCGCGAGGAGATTGCCAGCAAGGCAGGGCTGGAAGCGCTGCACGTGACGGCATCCCCCGACGCCGTCGGGCAATACGAGGCGCTAGGGTACACGAGGCGCGGAACCCGGGGCAAGTATACGTTGATGCACAAGGAGCTGAGCAATGAGCAAAATACTTGAAATCACGGAGAAACTCATTGCCGAGCTGCAACTGCTTGGCGACGACGACAGGATCGACGCTCTGAACGACGTACGATGTCGTCTCGCTGCGGTCTCTCCGATGCGCGGCGAACCTGTCGACTGCGTTCGGTGGGTCCCCTGTGACGCGGTGCAGGCCAACGAGTACAACCCGAACCACGTGGCGCCGCCGGAGATGAAGCTGCTGGAGCACTCGATTCGTGAGGACGGGTACACGCAGCCGATCGTTGCGTTCGAGCACGATGACGGGTCGTTCGAGGTAGTCGACGGGTTCCATCGGAACCGCGTAGGCAAGGAGTGCGGTGACATCCGGGAACGTGTGAGAGGGAGGCTCCCCCTGGCGGTGATCAACGACGATCGCACCGAGACCAAGGACCGCATCGCGGCGACGATCCGGCACAACCGGGCACGCGGGGTACACGAGATCCGACCGATGGCCGAGATCGTGGCGCGGCTGTACTTCAATGGATGGTCCAACCGGATGATCGCCAAGGAGCTGGGGATGGACAAGGACGAGGTGCTTCGGCTTAAGCAGTTCACGGGAATCGGTACGCTGTTCGAGAACAGGGACTTCTCCCCGGCGTGGGACATCCTGGAGCCCGGGGGCGACGCATGAGCGCCTTTGTCGTCACAGCGACGTTGCGCGCGCCCGTCGGCGGATACGGGGATCGGATCCTGCTGGATAGCCTGCTGGCTTACGCGGTCATGGCATCAAGGGGAGACCGACCGAGAGCCTTACCCCGTGGCGCCAAACCGTCTCCATGGGCGCCGGAGGATCTCCCTCTGCAACCGGTCATGGCTGGCGACGCTTGGTGGTGGGACTGCTCGGCGGCCATGGGGGACATCGTGGGGGTTGATGTCCGAAACCATCGGGCGAAGTTCGACGCCCGCAAGGCGCACATGCACACGACGGCCAGGCGCGCGAACACGGCGGCTGGTCTGCTCAAGGGGATCGACCTCCCCCTGCCAACGATGCTGATCGAGCGGATGACATGGACGGCCAGCGGCGATCTCGGCGAAACCCTGGCGCTGTTGCGGAGGTACGTTCACGGGATTGGCAAGCGACGCAACACGGGGCTCGGCATGATCGACCGGTGGGAAGGCGAGGAGGTCACCGAGACGCAACGACGCGAGCTTGAGGCACAGCACTTCGGGGATGGCCCGATCCGGCACGTGCCAGCGAAAGACGACGGGGAACGCCGCATGTTGCGCCTGCATCCGCCGTACTGGTCTCCCGTTGACCGCGTGCTGTGCGTTGTTCCTCCCCCGTGGGAGATGTCGAGGTGAACCCGTGGGACCCGTGGAACGAGATGTACCTGGCGTGGGCCGAGACCTCGCAGCACGAGAGGATGGTTGCCCGCGCGTCGGCGGCAATCACCGAGGCTCACGCCAGAGGCGAGGTCGAGCGGCTGTCTTGGTCCAGCGGGAAGGATTCGACGGTGATGGTGCACATGGCGAACGTTGAGATGGGGCTGGGAATCGACGTGGTTCACGTGCGCGACGACACCTCATTCCCCGGGCAGGACGAGTACATCGATCGGCTGACGTCGAGATGGGGGCTGCGGCTGGACATCGTCGACAACCCGACGTCACTGCTGCATCTCGCGAGGGAAGCGCTCGATCGCGGTGATGACGTGTTCGAGCGGCGCGATCACACGGTGCCTGGAACGGGGTTTTTCGACGCGATCACGACGTACTACGACCGGTGTGGCGTGACCATGGTGTACCTCGGCTATCGCGGGGACGAAAGCAGGGGGCGCGCGTTTCGTCGATCCCGTGGCGAAACCTACCGGCGTGGTGACGGCATCACGACGTGCTGCCCCCTCGTTCGCTGGTCGGCTTGCGACGTGTATGCCTACCTGCTGAGCAGGAGGGTGCCGCTGCATCCGTACTACACGAGGTTGCTACCGGGCGAGGACCCGGGCACTGTGCGCGTGGATGGGTGGCTCCCCCACTGCCCCGCGTGGACGGGATCTGCTGTGCGGCTGCGGCGACTGTGGCCGGAGCTGTGGCAAGAGGCGATCGGTGTGTTCCCCGAGCTGGCCGAGCTGGCGTGACGGACAGGCGAACGGGCGATGATCTGTACGTAGTGCCGGTGTTACGTCCGTGGCAGGTGCGGGGGTGATACCTGCGCATGGAGGCGACGATGAGCCAGATCACCACCGACGACGGGCACACGCTGCGTGCTACGAGCCTGCGTGCCTGTTCGTCTGGAACGTTGACGATATCCGGCGAACCCAGCCTGTGGATAACTAGCACTTGATCGGACGCAAACCCCCGCCCCTATTTCGCTGAGCGTCTGTATCTGTTAGATTCAAATTCATGGCGCGAGACGTTGGCGACAAGCTCGACGAGCACACGAGAACCGACCTCGAACATCAGGTAGAGGGGCTGTTACTGACCTGTCAGTGGTCGATCAAGCGGGTCGATCTACTGGCTGACGAGTTCGGCGTCACACGTCGCACGGTCTACAACGCGCGACAGCGGATCAACGATCGCCGCATCGCCGAGGCCGAGGCCGTCGACCCTCGTGCGTCGTTCGAAGACTGGATGGCCCGGCTCAAGCTGGGGCAGTCGCTCGCGTTACAAGAGCGGCAACTGTCGAGCTACAACCGCCTGCTGCGGACCGAGGCGCAGGTGCTCGGCTACGACAAGGGCGAGAACATCACAGTGCGCCACGTGGGCCACGACGGCGGGCCGATCCAAGTCGAGCAGGTCGTGTCGACGGCGCTTGGGCAGCTGTCGAGCATGAGTGACCGCCAGCTCGCCGCGCTGATCGGAGAGTCCCATGGCGAGACCATCGACACCGACGACGACGGGCGACCCCTCCTCGATAAGCCTCGAAGCGATGGGCGTGCAGCCGACGCAGGCCGAGGAGATCCGCCAGCGGATCCGGGCCGGGGCGAAGCGGGAGCGGGCACGCCGGCGCCAAGGCGGGCTGGCGGTCGCGCTCGACGCGCTGGCGACGGCTAGCCCAGAGGATCTCGCCGAGCACTGGCCACGGGTCCGCGAGGTCTACAGCCAGTATCCGAGCGCGCAGCGCGACCTGGCGCGGGCACACCCGGCGCCGTTCATCGAGTACGTTCACCGCATCAACAACCCCAAGGAGCCCGAGGTGCACGGCCAGCCGATCACGCTGGGCACGATGCACGTCGAGATGATCCAGGCGATGCTTCACCACCGGCTCGTCGCGTGCCAGTCCGCCCGCGAGCACCTAGCAACGACCGTCTCACTGGCCATGATCGAATGGATGCTCGGGACGAACCGGGACCGCAGGATCAAGATCGCCGGCGAGTCGGGAGACAAGGCAAAGGAACGCGTGGTATCGATCCGCGACAACATCGCGAGCAACCCGCGGATCCGCGAGGTGTTCCCCGGGCTGCGACCTGCAACGCCGTGGGGCACGCATGCGTTCTCGGTCCATCGGTCGTCACGAGGACCGGACGCCAGCGTCACCGGCGGCGGCATCGTCGGTGGCGTCACCGGCGGGCGAACTGATCTCGGGTACTACGACGACGTCGTCGGCTACCGCAACGCCATCGAGCGACCGGCGTACAAGCCGAAGGTGCGCACGTCGTTTTTCTCGGACTGGTTCGGCACCGGCGCGCAGGGCATCCACTGGTATCAATGCAACTACTGGGACGCCGACGATCTCAGTGAGCAGCTGCGCGCCATGGCGCAACAGGACGCAGATACGACCGCGTTGCCGTCCGGCGGCACGATCACCCGCGGGCGTGACTGGTGGTGGCTACAACACGCCGTGGACGCTGACACGTTGCGCAGCCCGTGGTCCGAACGATGGACGCCGGACAAGATCGCCGTGGTCCGCCGCACCACGCCATCATCCGACTTCGCGCGTGGGTGGCTGTGCAGGGCTCCGACCCGCGAGGAAAACGAGTTCCGCGACGAGTGGATGCGCTTCGCCGACACGCCGCCGCGCGAGCGGTTCGAGCTGGTGATCGGCATGGTCGACACGGCGACCGGGCTCACCCCGGGCACCGCGTACACGGCGATGGGCGTCATTGGGATCTACATGGTGCCGGAATCCGAGGTTAACCCGCTGGGCCTCGCGGTCCACGTGGTCGACGTCCAGCGCATGCGGGGGGCGCTACTCGATCGCTGCAGCTGGGTCGAGTCGCTGATCTCTCGGTACGACATCGACATCGTCGGCGTCGAGAACGCCAGCGATGGGGTCGACCTCGCGGGCATCGTCGGCGATCACCTGGCGCTGGACATCGACATGATCCCCGCGATCCACGCGAAGCGCGAGAGGCTCAACCGGCACATGCCGATCTTTCGCGCAGGGCTCGTGACGTGGGCGCGGCACCTCCATCCCGAGTACGTGCGCGCCACCGGCGACGACGACGCGGCCAACCCGATTGACGAGATCATGGGGCGGATCGCGACGATGGACTGCGCTGACGTGGTCGAGATGTGTCTGCGCCGATTGCGAGACGAGTACATGTTCGATCTGTCCGACTACGACGACGATGCCGCCGACGAGACTGAAGCGCTCGACATGCTCGGCATTGACCGTTCTGCCGACGTGTCGCACGATAGGGGCGACGTCCGGGACGAGCACGCCACATGGTGGGGAGCGCCCCGGGTAGCAGCAGCCGGCGGCGCATCGGAACCCGAGCCGCCATCGAGGAGGCAACGTGGCCGACGATTCAAGCCGATGGGCCGGAGGTAAAATTCTCGGCGCCTTCCGATCGTGGGAACGCCGCCGCGCCGAGAAGATCCTCGACGTCCCCGCGGGGCACAAGCGCTACCTGATGCCTCCGATCGACGACGGGTTCGACGGCGAGCCGGTGCGGGACCTGCGCGAGTTGGCGCGCTTCATGAAGGCCGGTCGTTTTCATTCCGAAGTGCTGACGACCCGCTATGAGCAATACTGGTCGCGGGCCTACTCGCAGGGGCACGAGTGGCAGGACAACGCCCGGACGGCCTACGAGTTGTTCGAGTCCGAGGTGTGGGTGTACGCATGCTGCCGTGCCCGCATGGACGCGATACGATCCGTCGTCGGCGAGTTTTACGCGTACGACGACGATCAGGACAACCGCGACGAGCGGCGCCCCTATCGCAACTACGCCACGGATCAGCTCCTCGACGAGCCCAACCCACACCAGACGTGGTACGACCTGGTCGAGGAATGGGAGGCATACAGCGCGCTGACGGGCATGGCGCTGTTCGACATCGGCGACCGCCTGCCCGGTGGCCGTCGCATCAACACGTTGTGGTCGATCCAGCCCGACGCGCTGTATCCCGTCGGCGACTCGGCAAACCTGATCACCGGATGGACCTACGAAGATGCGTATGGCCAGACGCGCCCGGTCAAGACCGACTCGATCGCATGGTCGCGGCACTTCCGCCCTGCGATGGCTCGTCTCGGCATGGGCCACGTACAGCCGGCGGGGCAGGCGGCCGACGAGTTGCAGTCGATCCGCGAGTGGTCGAGCAACTTCTTTGCCAACAACGCCGAACCGAACGGATGGATCGAGGTTCCGAAGCGTCTCGGTGGCGCGCTGCTGTCGATGATGCGCGGCGAGTGGCGCAAGATTCACACACCAGGCAGCAACGAGCCGGCGATTCTCACCGGGGGAGCATCGTACCACGACGGCAAGAGCGCATCGGGCCGCGAGGGCGATTTCATCGAGGCACGCAAGATGGCGATGGTAGAGGTGATGGCTGCGTTCGGCACGCCACCGGTCGTGTTGGGCGTGACCGAAAACGTCAACTACGCTACCGCCGATCAGCAGCAACAGACGTTCTGGGGCGGCACCATGCGCCAGGAGCTGCAGCGCTGGGACGCGTTCGTGACGCGTCACATCTGCCCGCTCCTGGGCGGCCCGCCCGGGCTGCGCTACCGTTCGAAGATCGAGGAAATCGCCCACATCGATCCAGGCAGAGCCGATCGCGAGAAGGGTTGGCGTGAAGACGTGCGGGTCGGCGCGATGTCCGTCGAGGAGTACCGCAACCGTCGCGGGTACGGCGACGTTGTGGACGACCACACGTTCCTGACGCCAGCGGGGCCACTGCTGCAGGCGCCGGACGAGGGGTCTACGGTTGATCCCGCGCGGCCACCGGCAGACGCCGGAGACAAGCAATCGACGGCGCTCAACGGCGCACAGGTCGAGTCGCTGCTCGCCATCGTCGATCGCGTGGTCGCTGGCCAACTGAGCTACCGCATGGGTGTTGCGATGCTGCGCGAGCTGTTCAGCCTGCCGCAGCCGGCAGCCGAAGCGATCCTCGCGGACTACGCAATAGTCGAGTCACCGGACGATGCCGACGTCACGCAGGCGGCGGACGACGACGAGCCGCCGGACCCTACACGGGGCGGGGGAGCACCCCCCGCTGACGATGCGCCGCCGCCGCCCGCCGCGGTCGAGTCGGGGCCGCCGGCCATCGGAGCCTCGCGAATGACCGACGAGCGCAAGGCCAGCGCGCAACAGGAGTTTCACGTCCGCCAGCGCGAGTACATGGCCGAGTACATCAACGAGACTCGCGGGATATGGGAAGACGTGCGCGACTCGATCCTCGGCAAGATCGACGAGCCAATCACGCTGGCGTTCCGGTCGACAGCGGCGCGCGTCATCAGGGATCATCGTGTCACAGGCGCCGGCCTGCACACCGCGCAACGCGACATCGCCAAGGTGCTCACCGTCGACGACGTACTCGCAGCGTTGCCACCGGACGAGTTCGCCGCGATCGAGGCGATCCTCAACCGGCACGGCGTCGAGGTCATGGCCCGCGATGGGGCGCTTGTGCTGCGGCAGATGCT